GTAACTTTAGAGCCTGTCGTAGATGTTACATTTGAACTCTGTAACACATGATCTGCCAAATCTTCAACGTAAATTGTATAGTCACTATTTGCATCTGGAACATCCCAGGTAGTTACTTTAGGGTATGTAGGAACTCTTAATATATCCATGTTATAGACCGTACTCCTTTGCTACCTCTTCTGGACTTGCAATTCTAATCCCTGGCCTTGTAAGCCATTTTTCAGCATTAATTCTTTCTACTATGTTGTAGCCTTTTAATATTTTTCCAAAACCTGAAGAGTATATGTTTTTGTTAGAATATATGGCTACGTTGTCTTTTACGGGCTTTTCTTTTTTTTCTTTGATTTCTGAGAATGACTCTGAAGATGCAACAACAGTACCAAATACATTATCAGCAATTGGTCCAAGGGATTGTATATTTTTTTGTTTAACATCAGACATAGTATCCTCCTTCTTGTATTATATCATTATAAATAGAAAAGGGGGACAAGAGAATTAACTCTCATCCCCCAAAAACTGTTTACAGATTAAGAATCTGAAGCAGCGTCAGCGAACGCAATTGCATCCTGCTCTTCCCATTGAATACCAAAGCGAACAAATACTGTATATTCTACAGTGTCTTTCTTTGCCTTGTACTCACGGTTAACAGTGATATCACGTTGGAAACCCCATACACGGTTTGCTGGGAATGTAAGATCTACATAGCCTGCAGGGTAGTAAGGAACTTCTTGAACCGCAACACCAAGAACACGAGTTGTACGTGCTCCACCGAATGTTTGGCCCATTCCATCTAGGTAGTCTTGACGATTTGCTTGAGTGCTTCCTGGTACTTGACCAGCAAAAGCCTCTGCAACAGCATCTGCAAGAGTACCATTATTCTTAACAATACCTTGGAAAGCATCTGTACCAGCATAGAACTTTAGGTTCTGCTTGATAGCACGATACTTACGTGGCATTGCTAGGATGATATCTTGCATAACGCCTGTTGTCCAAGCATTATCTACTACGGTCACTTCTGACTCGTGAGCATCTCCATCTGTCTTGACCTTATTAACGAAACCATCCATAATTGAAAGGAATGATCCTGTTGATCCGTCACCATTAATGGCTAGATCTTCAATGTCATTACCAAATGCGTTTGTCATAAGACGAACGATGTGGTCTTCTAGTTGTGCACCTTCGATGTTATCTTCTAGTGCTTCTGCTGCAACTTCCCAATCTAGACGAATCTTCTTGGTTGTAAGTTCTACCTTACTGAATGTTGCTCCTGCGTTAGTGTAGTCACCAACTGCTTGTGAAGCAGCACGGATTACACGCTCACCAACGTTAACTTTTTCAAGTTCCATGGTGTTAGCCTTCATTGTTACACGACGACCATCTTGAGCAAGTACTGTTGCGTCCCAAACATAGTCAATAAAACGACGTGCTTGTTCTGGACGAAGAATACCGCTTCCGACATCACCTGAAGGGTTTACTGCGTTTGCGCCTGTTGTTACGCCTGCTAGTGCGACTGGAATATTTCCAAGTTCTCCACCATCACCGTAATTTCCCGGTACGTTTGCTGCTGCGTCTGAACCTGATGCGAATGCACCCTGACCTTGGTAAAGGCCTGGAGTTGTTCCGCCCAGTTGTCCGCTTGTACCTGGCTGGTTTTTCTTAATTTCTTCCGACATTATTACACCTCCTAAGTGATTTATCTAAATAGATCGGCTGTTTTGAGGAAACGTCCGCCCCATAGGGATTTCTCAACCATTTCTGGTTGTTCCTGAACAATCTCACCGAGATCGCCAGATTTTCGGAATGCTGTATCTGCTTCAACGGCATCTACACGCTTTCCAAATTCATTAAACTCATCTCTTGTTGCAGAAACATCTTGTGCTACTGCTCCAATTGATTTTGTAATTGCATTAACCTGCTCTTGCAGAGACTTAACGGTTGCAACTAGATCGCCAAAGGCTGATGTGAGAGTATTGTTGATTTCTGTAACTGCTTCTGCAATTACTACATCAGACTTAGATACTTCTTCAGTCTTAACTTCAGAAACTACCTCTTCAGACTTAGTAACTTCTGAAACTGTTGGCTCTTCTGCCTTAGTTACTTCTGCTACCACAGCCTGCTCGGTTGTTAAAATTGTTTCTGCTACAACATCTTCTGATTTTGTAACTTCAGCAACTTCAACTACGGCATCTTCTTGTGGAGCGACCTGAACATCTTCAACAGTAGCAATAGATTTCTCAACAATTTCTGTTGCTTCTTTTTTTGTTGTTTTTGCCATAGGATTTTCCTCCTTGTCTATCTTAGAAATACTTGTGCCATTAGCACTTTCAACTAAGAACTTGATCATGCTTGTTTTCTCGTTGTCTGTTTTTTCAACGAAACCTATGTTTTGCATTTGAATACCAGAGGTAGGGCTTAATTCTGATTCATTTTCTGAAACCATAACAATTCCAGATTCTTTATCCCAAAAAACATTTTCAATTGGTGTATCCATACCTTTTACAATATCTACACCATCTACTTTTTCTACAGAAACAATATTTGCAAATTGGTTTGCTGGACTATCAACTAGTGACAATTCTACTAAATCATAATCTTTAATAACTCTAATTTGTTTTTGTACTTGATCGTCATATGCTTCGTCCCATTTATTCATTTTTCCACCTATTGAAAATCCTGTGTATGTTCCATCTAAAACTTTTTCCCATGCATTTTGTGCACCCTTTGAAATATATGCAGAAACTAAAACTCCGTTGTACATTTTTTCTGATTTTGTATCATAATATTTATCTTCTTTAAACGAAACCATTTTTCCAACAGCAGATGGCTGATGCATTTCACGAATGTTTCCACGAAATTTTTTAAATGCTTTTAAACTTGCTTCTGTTGTAACAATGTCATCTTGTTTGTCAACGTTATCTAATGTGGCAAAGCCTGAAACTGTGCGTCTTTCTTTATCTACCTTACTAAAAGGCATTGAAAGTCGAAGTTGCTCGCCCTCAGTGTTCCATTGGGCCTTAGTTATAATCATCTTACTGTATAGTATAAGGCACTTTTTTTACAATATCTCAATTATTGAGACGCTCTGCCAGAACCCTTTGGATTTCTACCAGAAACTGTTGCTGCCCCGTCAGATTGAGTATTTGTTCTTTCAGAATCTCTTTGTCGATTTGCAGTGTCATTTGCTGCGTCTTGTGGTTTTAATTGAAATGGTTCATCTCCATGTGGCGCTTGAGGGAGTCCAAGTTGCTGTCTTGCTTCGTTTGGAAGCATAACTTGAGTCTTTACGTATCTTTCAAGAATTTGAGATTGAGCAATTTCATCTGTAAGTGTTAGTTCGTTAAATTTAAATTCTAAAATATCAGTTTTTTCACGAATAACTTTATTAATCATTTTTTCTATTTGGCGCTGTGCTGGTCTTGCAACTTGCTCTTTAAATGTACGATCTTGGGATAGGGCTGCTGCAATTGCAGAAGAATCAGATCCCCCTAATTTTGATAATGGAACTTGATGAGCAATCAAAATATCATCACGATTTTGTTTTCTGTATTCTTTAAAAGAACCATCTTGAATACCATTTTCAATTGGCTCCATTTTAAACTCAACCTTATTGTTATCGCTATCTCCGGGAAGAGGAATATAAAGAGTTCTATGAGATTGTCCTTTTAAATTTGTCTGCAAAAATCTAAACATCTTATCTTCAGCATCTGAAGAAAGTTTTGCTCCTTTTAATGTAACAACATATCTTGGAACAGCCTTGTTAGAAAAATAATCTATATTGTATTGAGATGCCAACTGATCTCCATGTAATGAAGAAATGGCAGAAATAATATCTGGCACTCCATAAAATGTGTTTAATGGAGAGTATTGTTTTAAATGAATAATTTCATTTGGACGATTGTCTAGTGTGACTGGATTAGGATTTTTAGCCCCAAAATTTCTAAAATAAACTACCTTGTTTGCAATAATTTGAACAAAACCATCACGCATGCGACGCACACGCATTGTTGTTGCAGGAATATGTCCAACATACCCAATTTCTCCTCTTGTAGTTCTTCCAATTTCTAGGTAACCATTTCCTGTTGCTTGCACGTCTGTATAAACTTTTTCCATAGTTGTTGTAAATGAATCATCTGTATTTAAACTTTCTAGCCAGTCTGTAAGTTCAATTTTTGATCTTTCAATTCTTTTACGAGCACGGTCGGTTGATGCAGTATCCATAGATGCTTCTAGTTTTAACATTGTTCTGGGAGAAATTTCAAATTTGTAACCAAGTCCAACAATATTCTCTACTTTTGCATCGATTGCTGCATGGTTAGCAAAAGATGTATCGTAATAATTTGCCAATTCATAAACGTTCCATGGTGGGGTAATAACATCAAATAAACCATAAGCATTTCTATACAAAACTCCTGGATTAATTTCTTTAGATTTTGCGTCATCACGTCCTGAACTAATTGCAAGAGCACTATTCATGTATGCTGGACTTGCTTCTACTTTGGACATTCTTGCAGCACGTCTTTTAAAATTATTATCTAAACCAGTTAAATTTTTTAATTCATCCCAAGTTTTATTAAAAGGATCGCTTTTTTTAAATTGATCATTTATATCAACTAACTCATCAATGCTTGCACCAATATTGTATTGCGTTTCTTCACTCATTAGTCGTCTGATCCCCATTTCTTTACTGTTTGCTGCGCTGCGTGCACTGCTCCTAAATCGTTCATATTTGGTATTAGCCCTTGAGACATTCTGTCTTTTTGTTCTGAATATTCTTCTTCTGAAATTCTATTTAAACCTGGAACAAAAATGCACTCACCGTCTCCTGGGTCTCCATAGTGTTTTGCGGCATTTT